ACTCAGAATGACACGATTAACACCACTAGCGTTATTACTTCTTTGTCTGTCTTTAGCCAGTAAAGTAAGAGCCGAAGGCGATACTAACGTACAGGCTCAACCAAATGCTATAGGGAACTCATCAATAATTAATCAAAATATGAATATTAATAATGGAATGACAGGCAAACAGCAGTTTGGCAATTTAGTTTGTAGTCAACCTACTTTAGCTGTAACTCCTTTTTATACAGGGAATGATGCTCAAGGTGAAGAGACATATTCTATAAATGAAGGCTGGGGAGTCCAGATGAGCTTTATGATACCGCTGGGAGATAATAAGACTTGCAATGATTTAGCAAAAGTAAAGCTAGACCTAGCCAAAGAAGAGTTAGACAAACAAGTGCATGATAAACACCTAGTTCGTATTTTGAAATGCCAGCAGCTTCACGCATCAGGATACATGATTAACCCTGCTTCTAAATACGCATACATCTGTGCAGATGTCATCAATATACGAACTTATGTAAAAGCTAATCCTTCTTTGTTTGTAAATCCTTCACCTCCTTCTTCAGAACCTTAGTAAATATTTTCTTAAATGTTTTCTTGATAAAAGCTAATACAGATTGCATGGCAATCCCGCCCGCCACGCTCACAACGCTTGCAGTTCCAGCAGCGATCACAGAGGAGGCAATGACCTCTGGTGCAGGGATGGGCATTTCACCAAAAAATGGTATATTAAACGTAGCTATAGTATCTTCACTTGGTAAAATTTCTGTGGTGGTTGGCAGGCTGTTCTGTATTGTCTCTGGTTTTAATTGTTGCACTCCCTCCGTTGACGATGCTTTATCATCTTCAGAAGTTGAAGAGCCTTCCTGACCTCCCAAACCCGACTCAACTTGCTCCAAACTCGGAAGCAATACGGGATCTAGGTAGGGAATCTCGGCCACAGGTGGATAAAAGATTGTTCTAGGCGGTATTAATTCGTTTATTTCTGGTAGCTGTGGTAGATATTCGTTCATTTTTTGATAGTATTGTTATAACCTTACACTTATTCTTTTCAGATAGCATCCTTGCGAGGTATTAGTCTAACTAAGATGAGGGGCGGTTAAGTAAACTTATTTCATCCTTAGATGGCTAATTTCACTCCGTCTAGGCTCGGCTTAGTTAACAATACTGGTACAGCCTATGACGCACTTTTTTTAAAAGTCTGGAGCGGAGAAGTACTTTCTGCGTTTAGAAAGTCTACTATCTTTGAACCATTACATACAGTTCGTACTATCCAATCTGGAAAATCAGCACAATTTCCAATTATTGGACTCGCTACAACTAGCTACCACCAAGTGGGTACACAACTAACAGGTTCAGCAATTAAGCATGCTGAAGCTACCATAAATATTGATGACAAGCTCGTCAGTCAGGTATTTTTGGCCGACATAGAAGAGGCCAAGAACCATTACGATGTGAGAAGCCGCTATACAACTGAGATGGGCAATGCTTTAGCATATCGCTTTGACCAGAACGTAGCTGCTGTAATTGCTCAAGCTGCAAGAACAGCTACAAACTTCAACACCGATTTGGCTGGAGGTACAAGAGTTAAGATTCTTAAGTCTGGTACTGCTAATACTGCTGCTGCTGTCGCTGCTGTAACTGGTGCTGATCTAGTAACTGCTCTTTGGAAAGTTGCAGAAACATTTGATACAAACAACATTCCAGAAGACAATAGATATTTTGCTCTTGACCCAGCAAATTACTATAAGCTAGCTCAAACAACAGATGTTCTTAACAGAGATTGGGGCGGTTCTGGAGCATATGCAGAAGGAACAGTTCTCAAGGTTGCTGGTATTAATATCATCAAATCTAACCACTTACCTAAGACAAATAGAACTGCGGTAACTGGTGAGAACAACACATATCACGCTAACTATACAGACAATATCGGTCTTGCATTTACTCCAGATGCAGTCGGTACTGTTAAGTTAATGGACTTGAAGATGCAGCAAACAGGAAATGATGTTTCTGCATTATGGCAAGGTACATTTATGGTTGGTTCAATGGCTCATGGTACTGGTGTTTTAAGACCAGACTGTGCTATTGAGGTATATGCAAGCAACTCATAAGTAGCTAATATAGGGGGGAAACTTACCCCCCTACTACTATGCCTAAAGGTAAAGGAACTTACGGAACCAAAAAAGGAAGACCACCAAAGAAAGGAAAGTAAATGGTACTCGCTAGAACCACAAAACTTGAAGCAGTAAACAAAGCCTTACAGATGATGGGGGAAGCACCTCTTAACTCTCTGCAAGGCTTGTTTGGTTTAGGTAACTTAGCTGAAACAACTATCAATAGCGTTAGCCGAAAAATACAAGTAGAAGGGTGGTCATTTAATACAGACTATCAACAAAGTTTAGTTAGAGACTCTACAACTAACCACATATCAGTTGGTGATAATGTTAGCAGAATTGTTGTCGATCACTTTGACTATCCAGATATAGATGTAGTTCAACGTGGTAAAAAATTATATGATCGCAAAAACAATACCTATGAGTTTGAGCAAAACATAAAGGCAGATATAACTTACATATTAGATTGGGAGGACTTACCAGAGCATGCAAGAAACTACATAATGGTTAAAACTGGTAGGGAACTACAGGAAAATATGATAGGTAGTAAAGATTTAACAGAGATAAATATAATTTTGGAACAAGAAAGTAGGTCACAATTTTTAGAAGAAGAAACAACTCTTAGCGAACATAATATGATTAGAGGTCATGCCAATAGATCGTATCCAGTTAAAACATATAAACCAATAAATATGCTTGAAAGATAATGGGTTTAATCAGTAGCACTATACCCAATATGATTAATGGGGTTAGTCAGCAGCCCTCTGCATTGCGACTAGCTTCTCAAGCCGAATCAGTTATAAATTGCTTGTCATCACCAGTTGAAGGTTTAACTAAGCGACCACCTTTTAACCACATAGCAAAATTAATATCAGGCTCTGCTGGTACAGGTAGACCCTTTGTAGAAGTTGTAGATAGAGATGGAACTATCCAATACTTAATAATGATTAGAGATGGAGCTATTGATGTATTTAATATAGATGGCTCTGCACAAACAGTTAATACTCCTGTCGGAACTGACTATTTAGATATATCTAATACAGCTGACCCTTCAGATAAGTTTAGGGTTGCTTCAGTTGCTGATTACACTTTTATAGTTAACAGAGAAAAAATAGTTACTATGGATTTTGCTGGTACTTACACGCAAAACGATGGAGCAACACCGCCAGCAGCTGGAACTATAATAGCTGTTAACTGTCCAAAACATGGTTTAGAGACAGGCGTAAAAATACAAATAGATTTTGAAACTGGTACTACTCCAGATGGAACTTATAACGTAACTAAAGTAGATGATAACAACTTTACGCTAGTTGGAGCTACAAGTTTAGATACTAGCGGAACTTGTAGGTTTAATGAACTGTCTCCAGATGTATCACGCAAGGGAATTATTTTTATAAAAGCTGCTGACTATGACACAAGATATGAAGTAAAGATAAAAGATGCTGCTGGTACTACAACTTTGGCTACGGCAACTCACCAAACTGCTTCAGCTGGAGGTACAGTACCTAACTCAAATACTATTGCATCTGATTTAACTAACCAGTTAATAAGTCAATTATCTAGTGGTTGGACTTTTACTGTTGACCAGTACATTATAAGAATAGAAAAAAATGACGATACAGAATTTGTTATAGAAAGTACTGACTCAAAAGCTGGCACTTACACAAAAGCTATTCGAGGAGCTATAGATACAATTAGCGATTTGCCAACCTTATGCGAGAAAGATTTTATTGTCAAAGTGCAAGGTACTAAGACAACAGGACTAGACGATTACTACGTTAAATTTGAAACTAGCAACAATACAGCATTTGGTTTTGGCATTTGGAGAGAAACAGTTGGCCCACTACAGCCTTATAAATTTAATAAATCAACTATGCCACATGTTTTAGTGCGTGATGCTACTACTGGCGTGTTTGAATTTAAAGAGTTTGATTGGTCGCCAAGAATAGCTGGAGACATGTTAACTGCTCCTACTCCTACATTTGTAGGAACTAATATAAACAATATTAATACTTTTAGAAACAGGCTTATATTCTTAGCTGATGAAAATGTCTTAATGAGTGCAGCTGATAGTTACGATAGGTTTTTCCCTGAGACAGTACAAACCATTGTAGATAGTGACCCGATTGATTTGGTTACAGGTGGTACGGAGATTCACTTCTTAACATCCAGTTTGGCGTTTGCAAATACTTTGTTGCTATTTAGTCGGCATGGTCAATTTAGATTAGATGCTGGTGCTTCAACGATTGGTGGTGCTTTGACACCAAAAACTGCAACAATAACAGCTATCACTACTTATGAAACTGAACCAACTGTTGACCCTATTGCTGTAGGTCGTACTGTTTATTTCTCGATACCTAAAGGAGAGTTTAGTGGTTTGCGTGACTTTTACCTTCCAGATGTAACTGCATCAGTTCCAGTATCAGAAGAAGTATCTTCAGCTGTTCCTAGATATATTCCTAAAAACATAGTTAGTTTGATTAGTTCAGCATCAGAAGAAACTGTTATAGCTATCAGTAAAGATCAGCCTAAACGTATTTACTTTTATAAATTCTTTTACGAAGAAGATCAAAAGCTACAGTCATCTTGGTCATTCTGGGAGGTCAAAGGAGATAAGACAGTACTTGGTGCATCAATAATAGATAGTGATGTTTTCTTTGTTATGCAATATGCAGATGGCGTTTACCTAGAAAAATGTTCCTTACGACCAGAATCAGTAGATGAAGGTAGTAACTTAGAAATATTATTAGATAGAAAAATAGATGAAACTAAGTGTCATATTAATGTAATTAATCAGGGTGGTGCTGGTGTTCAGTCAATAATATCTTTGCCTTATCCAACAGCTACGGCTGGCATCCAAGTACTTGTTGGTAAGGATGCTGCTGGTAATACTATGCAGCATGGTCAAGTACAAGTTCCAAGTGCAGAAACTTTATCTGGAGCTACGCAATCAGGATTTACTGGTAACGGAACTATGACTGTATTAGGTGATTTATCAAACGCAAAATTCTTTGTAGGCGAAAGATATGACATGACTTATGAGTTTAGTACGCCATATTTAAAAGAGCAGCCAACTGGCGGTGGTGTTGCTGTTGTTGCTAGTCCAAGACTACAAATTAGAACTTGGACATTTGTGTTTGATGATACGTCTGCATTTAAAATAAGAGTTACACCTAGAGGTAGAAATGCTTTTACTTATCCGTATAATGGGTTTATTGTTGGTCAAAATCCTCCAGCATTAGGTCAAGCACCTTTCTTAACTGGAAAATTTAAAGTGCCAGTCATGGCACATAACAACGACACTAAAGTCGAAATCTTAAGCGATAGTCCACTACCCTGTCGTATTCAATCATCAGAATGGGAAGGATGGCTACACACAAGAGCAAGACGGCTATAGGCAAGTTTCATTGGCGAAAGTCAATATTGTCTGACGTTGTAACAGTCGCAGCAAATATGCGGCAAGAGGATAAAGAAGAAGTATTAGCTTATTCTGGCTCATCACCACAAGAAGCTTTGTTTTATTGTTTCTTTGCAAGTCAGCCTTGTATGACTATGGTTGGCCGAAAAGGTAACATCATGGGTATGTATGGGGTAGTTCCCTGCTCACCAAAAGTAGGCAGAATCTGGATGTTAGGGCATGAGTCTATGACATCTGACTATAGAGATGTAAGAGCTTTTTTGCGTAACTCACCTATAGAATTACAAAAATTTCATTGCAATTATCCTTTGTTGTACAACTATGTTGATGCAAGAAACGAAACTCATATAAAATGGATTAAGTGGATGGGTTTCTCAATCATTAAGAAACACGCTACATTTGGTGCAGAGGGTCGAACTTTTTACGAATTTGTAAAGAACTAACTATGTGTGGTGCAATTCCTATAGCTGTTATCTCAGGAGTCTTAGGTGTAGCTGGTAGCTATATGCAATACCAGCAAGCTAAGACAAATGTTGCATATCAGAACGCCCAGCAAAATTTACAATATCAGAGCAGTATGTTACAGGCTCAGTCCAATCGGATGACTGAGGATGTAAAGAAACAGATGAATGAAGATGCTATACAGCATGCAAATTATTTAGCAGATTTGCAATATGAAAGAGATAGCACCAGAATCACTATGAATCAGATGCAGCAACAAGAACAAGCAGCACAAGAGCAAACAGCAACTGGTCGGACATATTTACAAAAGAGAGGAGAAGTTGCAGCGATAAGAGGATTAGGAACAAACGCATGGACTTTGATTGCGGATATAAAACGCACACAAGCACAAGCAGACTTTATAACGAATCGAAATACTGCGTTTAGTTTGGCTGGTACTCAATCGCAGCGACTGGATGCTCAAGCTAATCGAGCCAGTAGGCGAGGCCAAACTGCAACGTATCTTAAGAAAACATTTCTTGACCCTGTTAAACCTTTGGAAATACCGAAGCCGAGCTTTGGGCCATATGCTCTTGGCATGGCCAGTTCTGTTGTTGGTGGCTTTACTACTTATCATGGACTGAGAAGTGGAGACAACCCGATGCCTAATTGGGGATTTGGATAAATGGCAGCATCAACTAAAGGGTTAAGTC